ATCCAGACAAGGATTGTAACATTGTGATTATTTCGTCCTTGCGTGGATGATCACCAAGCCTCGATATGAACTCCATGATCCTTTCTTCATTCTTCTTTGCGAATGCACGTCTGTACATGTCTGCCTCATACTTGTCTATGCCCAGCACTTCTGATATCCTGTCTATGGCATCGTCCTCGTACACGATGGTGTCACTCATACGTTCCTTGCTCCAGTCATGGAACATGGTCGCTTTCTTACGTCCGGACACTGCCACTGGTCTTATCAGTGCTGTGCCGAACACACAGTCCTTAACACTCTTTGGTTTGATTGCCCTGAACAGTCTCCTCATGGCCGGACTCTCTGCCTGTGTCACTCCCAGCACGTCTCCCCGACACAAAAGGTCCGAGGTAGCGGCATCTTCCTCCGGATAGTCTGTCAACTTCATTGTGGGATCTATCTCTATGAGTTGCGACAAACCACGATTGGCTAAAATGTCCACCTTCAGGTGTTCCAGGTCCTCCACTTCGTTCTTGTCTAGTAGTATTTGATTCTCTGCCGTGAACAGGCTTTTTGGTAGTTGTCTTTGAAACATCAGTATTCCTCCGCAGTGTTTTGATATGCATCTCTTCTTGCCTTTCAATTTGTTCTCGATCCTCCGGGCCTCTTTGACGTCGATGCCTAGTGAATCGTATGTGAACCTGCGGGGTAGGTTACCTTTGACACCAAGTCTCTTGGCCGCCTCACGCCTTGCTGATTTATCCTTATAGAGCACGTAATTAGATATCCTAGCACTGCGTCCGGGCCACTTCTTGAATATCCTCTGCATGACTTCGTTCTGCTTGTGATGGGGGAAGTCTATGTCCACGTCAGGGAGGTCGTCCCTGTTAGGGTTGAGGAATCTTGCCACGGGTATGTCCCACTCCACTGGGTCCACATCTGTTATGCCCAGCAGGTAACACACCAATGACGATCCAGCACTACCACGTGTCATGTGCGGTATGTCCCTTGTCATTGCAATGATGTCACATATTTGGATGAAGTAGTCTACGAAACGTAGTTGAAGGATGATGCGAGTTTCCTCGGCTAGCCTATGCGTGTATTCTTCTGTGCCTGGACATTGCCTAATGAATCTATCGTACAGCCTTGTTATGTCGTTCAGTTCTTTGTCTTTCATTTGCCTATGCTTTTATATTTGCCTGTGTTGCCTTGAGCAAATATATTTATCTGCGTATATTATAGGAAATGTTTTTTTTGGTTATTGTTCTTCGTCTGAGTGTAATTCGTTCAGCAGTTGTCTCAGTTTGCCGCCTTCAACTGTGGCTTTCACTTTGCCCACAGTATCACCCTTGCGAGGATCCGGCACTTCAGGTCTAGCGTCTTTTGGTGTACTGTCACCTGCAGACACTTTGGATGTTTGTTTCAAGGAATCATATATTGTACTTCTTTGTTTGTCAAACTGTTTGTATTCTGGATCATCTGCCAAGTCTCTGATACGTAGACTGTCCACGTCAAACTCAAGATCAACTTTCTGTCCAACACCAGAACTTGATCTAGTCTTCATGAACTGTATCTGATATCTACCACGTTCCTTCATGGCTCTGCTTGTGAATATACCTATCACATTATCTGCTGTCTGTATCTTGGACAGTCCACCTGATATGTGACTGTGATCAAACTCTATCTCTTCAACGCTGGCCCTGTTTAACTGTGATGCTGTTGCCAACACACACTGTTTCTCAACGACCAAGTTTCTCAGTTCCTCACTCACATACTTGTCCTTGATGAACAAGTCTGCTGGACTTATCTTCTTACTCTTGGGCATCATGAGATCCAAGTAGTCGATCAATATACAATCCACTTTCTTCTTGTTCTTCAATTCCAATTCTTTGAGATATGTTCTAACATCTAGCACATTGCTACCACTGGGCAAGTATTTGATCTGTAGGTTACCTGATTTCTTCTTCAGCATCTTGACTTTCATCTCGACGTTATCTATCTCTGGAAACACTTTTTTTGTTGGGATATTCGTCATCATTGCGTCTAGCCTCATGGCTGTCAGTTGTTCACTCAATTCAAAAGATATGTAGCACACATTCAATCCTGCCTGTGCCCAGTTCACTGCGAGATTCTGCAAGAACAAACTCTTACCTGCACCCGAACCACCTGCAAAGATATTCAGTTCGCCTCTGTTGAATCCGCCAAACAGTTTCTTGTCCAAGTTCTGCCAGCCTGTGCTGATCTGTCCGTTGTTGTCCTTCAAGGCTTCAAGTCTTCCTCGAGGATCTTCAAAGTAGTCTGTTCCAAGATCACGTGTCAGTCCCACGTTGACTGCATCCTTGACCATGTCTTCTACCGGACCGTAGTCGCCCTTCTCTAGAAGATCTGCAGATGAAAGTATTGCTTGTTCAAGTGCCTTGTGCCTTGAGAATGTTTCAAACTCATCCAGCAACCAATTGAAGTGTGCCGGATCCAGATCTTTTGCTGATTTTCATTTTATGTCATGCTTGGCATTGACCTGATCAACATCAGGCATCACCTTGTACTCGTCCATGTAGTCTTTAACGAACTTAGCGATAGGCTGTAGTTTACGATCAAAAGACTCTGGTTTGAATATGTTCTGTGCCCGTGCGAACGACTCCGCATCCGCTAAGAGCATCTCTATGTATAGTTTCTGTACGTCAAAAGTATATTCAGCCATTTTTTATTCCACATTGTAGTTTACAACATTCATGGGCAGATGTAAATTGTTTTGTTGATTCAAAGAATTTTTTCACTTCCTTAAACTCCAGTATATCAGATAGTTTAGTATTTTTGATGTTAAACTGTTTCAGCCTTGGAGAAAAAATAGTTTTGTATTTGTATCTATAACTGCCCATCCAACAACAAGGATAAAAATCACCTTCTGCATCTATATAAAGTGCGTTGGTTGGTAAATTATTTTCCATGCATTTTGGCTTTAAAATAAATTTATCGTTTTGATCCTTTGATAAACTTTTTTGAATTTCATCAAATAATGTGTTAACAAATTTTTTTTCAGGCATAAAGTTTACGCTGTCATTCCATCTATCACTCCTGATAAGTTTAAAGTTATCAAATCCTAATTCCTTACTCAAAACCTCGGCCTCGTCTATTTGATGTTGATTGTGTTTGAACACAATAAATTTCCAAGTCATTTTGATCTTAGATTTACGCATATTACTAATACCATCTAGTATTTGTTGCCAATTACTGTTTTTTCTATAGATATGATTTGTGTCTTTTAAACCATCAATAGAATACTCAATTTCGTCATTCTCTGACACTATATTTGACAATTTTTTCCACCAATCTGATTTCTTTGCTGAACCATTTGTAGTGATACGTAAATTACAATTATTATTTTTCAAACGTACACAAAGGTCTAAAAAATTTGTGTGATATATTGGGTCGCCGTTGTTACCACACATGTGAACATGTTTGTTATGACCAATAAATTTTATCACACTGTCTACATCAATTTCATGTAAAAGCCGTTTTTTAAATTTGCTATAAAACCAAGTCCTGTCACATAAAGGACATTCTAGTGTGCATTTACTTGTTGGTTCTATGTGGAAACTAACCATACATTTTCCTTTTGAGATCTATCTTTAGTTTATTGGATTCTGCTGTCTTCAGTATAGATTGTAGGACAAATAATCTTCCGTATTTCGCTACAGCATCGGCCACGTCATTAACACCTTGTTCCCATTCTGGGAAGGCCACGCTCCATCCAAATTCCTTTGCTTGTCCTATCAGTTTTTCTCCGGGGGCATCTCTGTCTGGAACTACAATCACTTGTCTACCAAGACTGTCTATTAATTCTCTTTGTGTATCATTTATCTCCGATCCCAATATGCTCACGCCAGAAACGGCGATGGCATCAAACGGCCCTTCCGTGACTATAACAAATTTCCTTGTCCAGTCCTGTGCGTCCATGTTGAATACGTATCCCGGCCACACGTCTGTGTAGTACTTCACACCTTTGGATTCCTCAAACATCCTTCCTGTGAACCCAACAACGTCACCACGCCAGTAGAAAGGTATCAGCAATCTTTGATAGATGTCCCACGTTTTGTCAGGAGAATACATGAAGTCATACCAGTCAGCACCTATGCCCCTGCCCTCGAGATATTTCAACAATCCGTCGATCTTCTTCCATTGTGGTTCCGTGAGATCGTTGCCCATATATTTCTCCAACCACACATCCAGTTTGTGTGTGTTCTTGGGCAGTGTCTTGTTCTTGAATGACACGAATTTCTTCTTCTCGTACTTTACATCTCCTTCTTCCTCACGCATGGCCTCTATGGCCAACTTACGTATGGTGTCCTCCGGTATACCTATGTAGCCCATGAACTGTCTCATCTTGTAGGTCAGTTTACGTCCTATCACGTAACTGGCCTTGAAGCCACAGTTGAAGCAATGGTAACTCACAGTGCCGTCCGCACTGGTCATCAGTCCACCACGCTTCTTCTTGTCAGCGGTCTCTCCATTGTACACACAACAGGGTGCGTTGAAACTGATCCAACCGCTTGGAGTTTTCTTTCTGTTCGCAGGAAGACTAGTCAGAATTGTATTCTGTATAAGATTCATATTCTATACTATTTTACTGTCTATATAGGATTTTGTCAATCACACCAGTGTTGCCACTGTCGTTGCCCCAACTGAATCTCACACTGTGGTAAACACCCGTAAAGTTGAAGTTGGTTACTGTTGTGGAACTTGAGAAAGTATTCGCAGTAGATCCTGCACCTTCCATGGTAATATCAAAGTAATCGGTGTTGCTTGGTGAAGCACTCATTGTGCCTTGCACTCTCAGAGCACCCGAGAAGTTCTTTGTGTACACAGCAATCGTGTGTAAAGCCTTGTTGTTATTGATTCCAGGTCTGGAATCTATGGATCCTGATGTGTATGCCAGTGGTCCTCCTGACGCTGTGAAACTAGAAACACTTGTACTTGCTACAAATTCCGGATAAGCACCATCCAACAACTCTACTGTGCCTGCGGCCGCATACCCTGTGTCTGCGTATGTGATCTCTCTGCTACCATCTGATTTGACTTCTCGGACTGCGAAGTTATAGAACTTAGCATCTAGTGGTAATAGGTCTCCTTCTGTGATCGTACAACTGGCATCACCTTTTGTACTCACTGTAGATCCGTCGTCTAGTATGGTCAGTGTCTTTGTCAGCACGGCCTTCTTGCTCTCAGAATCGATCATATTAAACTCGTAGGTTTTAGAAGTTATGTCCTGTGCCTTTTGATCCTCGTTTTTAAACGTGAATGACACGGGGTTTGATACACCTCTGTGCAATGTTAGACGTCTATCGTACACTTTTGAGTTCCTCCCGTGATAACCATTTATGTAGGCTATTACCAATTGATTTATTAAATACCTTTGTACTGTTTGCATA